CCCGCGCGATCACCTGCGTATTAGACATAGGCGGGAGCCTCCTAACGCTATTGCATTAGGTAAACGCAATGTCTGATAAACGGCTGTTGTGTTATGAATAGCGTGATAACAACAAAACACAGCGGTAATTTGTTTATCGTTTGTCATTAGCCTTTGGCAATAGCTTGGTGACTGTCTCTTTGGTTGGGATGGCTGGTGCTTTCTGATTAAGAGCCAAACGCTTCCTGTGGATCGTTAGCTCTCGACCGCGATTCAAGATGGCGTTGATCCTGCCGACAGCACAGCACAAGAACTTTGCAATGGAGCGATAGGTCATCCCATCCTGCCGCATCTTGTACGCTCGCTCGCAGTCGTACTTGTGTATCCAGTGGTCTGGGTCTTCCTCAGGTAGAGCGATTACGTTCAGTGGGTAACTGATCCATCCCTTCGACACCGCTTCCGATACGATGGATGGTGCTTGTGATAGCAGAGTGATCTTAGCTTGGGCGGCGAGCAGTTCCTCTTTGACGATCTCTCCGTCCTCCACCTTACGGCATAGGTAACGGCTCTTCTTACGAGTTCGCTTTGGCACGGCGCAAAATGGTTGTTGTATCAGAACGGGATGTCGTCTTCAGGTCCGAGCGGGTCGTTCGCTGAAACCTTCTTCTGTTGGACTGGCTGAGACCTTTCCTCGAAAACAACATAGTTGCCAAGAATCGGCCCCTTTTTACCTTCTTGTCTGGCTTGCTTAGAGATAGATTGAACAATCATCCCATCATTACCATATTGATCCCGTCCGTTCTTATTTGGAATCAACGCAATGTCTAAGTAGGTTCCAGCTTTGCCTTTAAACAAGAACGTTTTGTCGATCTTCGTAACGTCAATCTTTCCGGTCGTCATGGTGTTGTGTCGGCTCGTAAGCCTCAGTCAGTGTATGTTGTCGGTTTATTGGGAGTCAATCCCAACGTTGGGTTTTTTAACTTAGGTATCAGGAGATGGATCAGAGAACCGGCAGAACTCGCCATCGTACCAGAGCTTGACCACTCCGCATTCACCGTCGCGTTGTTTGGCGATGACAACGATGGCTTCTCCTTTTGGTTGGTTACGGTCTCGGTTAAGCAATAGAACCAAGTCAGCGTCTCGCTCAATCTGACCGGAGTCCGCAAGATCGGTGAGCTTTGGGGCGCGTCCTTTGTCCTTTTCGTTTTCGCGGTTCAACTGAGCTAATGCGACTATTGCGGTCTTCGTATCGACTGCGACTGACTTCAATTTTCCGCTGACCTCTGCGATCTCGTAAGTCTTCTTCTCGGCTGATTTGGTGCCGTGGATTTTCTGAAGGTAGTCGATTATCACTAGCTTGATTCCCCACTTGCGGACGCATCGACGGATCAGAGCGGTGATTGATGCGATGTTGGAGATGGAGGAGCCGGACGCAAAGTGCAGCGGACTGGACGCGATCTTAGCGTTTGCAGCACTCATGGCTCGAAAGCCACCTTCGGTCATCTCTCCGGTCTTGATCTCCTGCATTGGAACAGACCCAACTGACGAGACCATTCGGCGCACGATTGATTCGTCTGACATCTCAAGCGAAATGAACAGCGTCGGGACTTTGGCGCGGACGGTTGCGGCTTCGGCTATGGCAATCGCCATTGCTGTTTTCCCGATGGAAGGTCGAGCGGCTAAGATCGCCAGTTCCCCAAGCTGGAAACCGTCGGTCATTTTATCCAGCCAGAAGAAGCCGGAGGTCACTCCGCTGAGTTGTCCTTTGCGGTTGAAACGCTCCTGCGTCGAGTCAACAAAACGGCTCACAACAGCTTTTGAGGTTTGAACCGCTTCCTTAGAGACCTCAACGCTGAGTCCTGCTTCGGCATTAGAGACGATTTGATCGACGGTTAGGGTCACCACAGCGGACTCTCGGATCAGACGGTCTCCTGCGGCTCTTAGCTTGCGGCGGTGATGAGCGTCCAAGACGTTCTTGGCAAACATCTGGTAACCGGCTGGCGATGGGCAGAGTTCATCGCAGCGGTTCCAAGTCTCAAATGGGACTGGCTCAGAACCGTAACTCCGTTTCCATTCCTTCATCAACTCGGGAAGCGTGATCGGCTTCGACTGGCTGACCATGCTTCGCAGCGTTTCGTAAGTTGCTCGCAGTTGATCGTGCTGGATCGCTTCGGACGGAATGTCAGCGAAGGCATCCGAGCAAACGTCGAGACCGCCAGAGATACACGCTCCGATCAATCCAAACTCGTCTTCTTCGGAGTAAAACGGAGTGTTCATAGGTAGTCCTTCAAATCGAGAGACAGGTGGGCTGGAGCTTCGACTTGGAATTGAGCCGAAACGTTTCTGACCTTATCGACCTCTCCGTTCCAGTTGTTCAACAACGTGTAAAGTTCGCGTCTGAGGTACTTGTCATCAGAACGGTAACGAGCTTCGACAAGCTTGATGTCCTCCTCCGGCGTGTTGAGATCAAAGACCTCTTTAAGGGCTTTGAGTTCCTTCGGACTCCACTTGGTTTCTGGACGACGACGGACCATTGCTCCAACTCGGAGTCGGAAAGCTTCAAGCTCTGGAGAAAGCTCAACCGTCAAACGATTAGGCGACTTCGGAGCCTTTGTATCTTCTTTAGGAGTTGGAGTAGGAGACGGAGAGCATACGTTTGGCATATCCGCTGGCAATGCGGTGGCATATGCGGTGGCATTGCCAACCCATCGTTTATTGGCGTTATCAGTCTGCTTTTTGCGATATTGATCCTGTTTCTCTCGTTCAGCCTCTAGTCGCTTGTTCCGATAGTTTCCGTCCGCATCAATCTGGAACTTGTCTTGGCATATGCGTTGGGAATGCGGTGGCATACCAATGCAGACTCTTTGGAAGTCGTTTTCGGTCAGAGATCCTTTAGACCATTGGAGGCAGAGAAGAGCAATGTAAGCCCCTCTTTCCTCGTTGGTCATAGTGATTGTTCCGGCTAAAAAGTCGTCAGCATAGAACTGAAACGCCGGAGCCTTACGGGTTTTCTTGTCTTCGTTCATGTATCAAACAGAAATCCCCACCGGACAGAGGGTAGGAGATCGCAGGAAGGTGCTGCGAAAGCCTCTGGCGGTGGGGATAAAAGTTGTCATGGACCTTCTGATCGCATCAACGCTCGCCTCCTACAGCTTACGTTGACCAATGCGTTCTAGCTCGGGATCGGTGTTTCGTCCAGCTTGAACTTGTCAAAAAACTCGGCTTTCGGTCTGACGTAGAGGTATCCGTCTTTGCGATACACCACAGCAAGTCTCTTTGTCTCAGCGACTCGGAGTTGCGCTTCTGCGACCCACTCGACGACAACGGATGGATTGGCTTTGGATCTGTACTTCATTTTGTCTTGGTTTGTTTGTAATGCACTGTTGGATAGGCTCCACGGTTACCAGCGGAGACTCGATACTTGCGGGTCTCCATCAGTCCGGCTTTGACTGACTTCGCCAGCACGATTCCGGCTGCATTGGCTGAGATGTTCCAGAGATCAGCCCACTGTGAGGCTGTTCTCCAGCCTTCTGGGACTTCTTCTGGTTGGTTAGCGATGGCGAGCCTGAGCCGTCTTAAAAGCTCGGCAGGTTCCATTTCTGTTCGTTCTGCGGCCATTGGTGAAGGTAGAGTTGCGCTGAGTCTTCGGTGTATTCCCCGAAAACGATCCCGTGTGACCAAGCTAATGTTGATCGTCTGCGTCCTGCGTAATCCATCGACGGAATGTCTGCCAGAGTACCAACGCAAAAACCCAAAGGATTCTCGCGTGTTCTTCCAGTCGCTTGACCTGCTCTGTGAGCATGAGCCACAACGCAGTTCCCAAAAGTCTCGGCGGAATCACGCAGGAAGTTTTCCCCATAGAGAACACCATGTCCCCAACGAAAACCGCCCAACTGATAAAACGATCTGCCCAAACAGTCATTGTATTTGATGAATGTGTGACAGTGTTTCTTGATAGGATCCAACATCCGTTGCCACACAGCTTCAGCGAATCCTCTAACAACAGCGTTGTGATGCGTTAGGTACTTCTTCGCCCGCTCGTCATGGTTACCCATGGTGAACACTGTGGGGCGAAGCTCATTGAGAAACCGGACTCCTTCTTGGATGTCGTCCAGATAATCATCGGCTTGGTCCGAGTCGGAAGGGTCTCGGAGTGAGCCAGACCTTAACGATGCGAGATCGAATGCGTCTCCGAGATGGATGACTTCGTCTGGACGGAATCTCTCTCTGAATAACAGCACCGCAGCGAGTGCATCTTGATTGGCTCGGTTGCCATGGCTGCAACCAACCGCCATCACTCGTCGGCGGCTCTGTGTGATGTTCACAATGGTTAATGACCATACAACTCCAAGTTATTCAAGACGCACTCGCGGTTTGGTCAGCCTTTACGGCGCAACTTGCCCTTTTTCACGCAGTGGACCCACACTTCCGAGACTCCGTAACGCTTCGCAAGCTCTCGGTTACTCCAGTGCGCTGGAGCGTTTTTCACCGCTTCCACAGTCTCTTGCGGGATGAAGTGATTGACCGGCCTTCCAAGCTTCTTGCGCTTGCGCTTTTGGGTTGCGTTTTGTGCTGCCGGAACTTCAACCGTAGCTGAGATTCCGAGCAGACGAGCGATTGCTTCCTTAGTGAGTCCGAGTGCTTTTAACATAGTCTTGTGTGAATAGTTCTGGATGAAATGTGATAACGTGAAAGTCGATAACGTGTCTAAGATATGATCCCCAAGATTTAAAACCGAGTTTTGATGCTTCTTGTTGTAGTGCTGTTAGTGTTTTGTAATCCATCTCGAAAGATGTATTCACTTTGTCTCTGTGACTATCCAATCGAAGTTGTTGTGCCATGAGTCATTGAGTTCGTTGTATGTGTTGTTTTTGATCTTCCAAGTTGAAGGGTCTCGTTTTGACTTTGTGTGTTTGCAGACAATCTGAATCTTCATCTGTGATATCTTTCTGTTTCTCAGCGGATGTTCTGTTGGTAAGTCAGATAGTTTCATGGTTTCAATATCTCCTTAATCTGCCGGTTCCGTTCTCTCGGAGCATTCCTCAGCAAGCACTCAATCCATCGGTGAGTATCTAGCGTTGCGAGGTGCTTGTACTTGTTTCTGTCTGAGTAGTTCTTTGCTTCGGTCAGACCTACCACTCGTATTCCATCAGTCTTGCTGCGAAACACGAACGCTGCTGACCAGAACTGTTCGTCGCTCATGTATGGGAGTTGTTCGCGGCTCACGGCTTGGCCTCCTTGGCTTTAAGCCATTTTAAATATGCATCCGAATCAGCTTCATCTCTAAGCCTCAAACGATAGCCGAGTTCATCCCCCGCATCCTCCAGCCGCTTGATGCGTGACGACATTTCCGCGCAGCTTCCGGTGGCTGATTGCGCCAACATCCATCTGGACTCCGACTCCTCCTCCAGCCGCTTGATGCGGTCGTTCACTGCGTTGAGTTCGCGTTCTAGCTTCATGCCTTCAGCGAGAATCGCAGCGTCAACGATTCCACGAGCGTGTCCTGCCACGGAGTCCATCCTCGGAGTATCTCTGACCATTTTGTTGGCGTTACCAATATGGTTGCTCACGGCTTGGCCCCCTTCCATTTGAACTGCACCGTTCCGCTTGCGTCGTTGGTGTAGTAGGCGACTCCTGCGCGGATGGCTTGTCGTTCTATTTTTGTTTTTGCAACTAAATGACCCAAAAACATTCCAACAAAAGCCATCAGCAAAATCGCACCGATGACTGGTACAGCATCGTCTCTCACGGCTTGGCCTCCATAACCCCACACGGGAGCCACGTTTTACCGCCGTCGGTGCTGTGTTCGTATTCAGCCAATAGCCATTCTGGAGAACGATACTTATCGCCACCTATCAAGATTTCTCCAGCGTTGTTTCGTCCGATGAGAAGCCACACAGAATTTGTCGATTTGGTTTTCAAAATGCATCCCACCGGCACCTCATCCGCAGTCCATGGGCGGTAAGTCGGATCAGGAAT